TCATTGTCTGGATCTCCAAATACAGCTTCTGCTATACTCAAAACGCGTGGTTTAACTCTAATAGAGTTCTTTTCTTCTAGAAATATACACAAGTCTTGGTAAGCTAAACTCAAAGCTTTTACATCGTATTGGTCTTGTGGTTCACACCGATATTTTCTATATGAAACCTCCCATGGGTCAATACACCCATTTAGTTTAAGAAGTGCAGGTGCAGTCAAAGGTTCATGGTATTCCTTACAGTCATGAACTGGACTAGGAGATATATTACTTTTAGCAGAAACAAAATTTGCACCATAAGGGTGAGGTTCTAAAATCTCAAATTTTTCAAGAAAACTAGGTATACCTACGTGAGCTTCTGCATCTACTGAAATAGTGGATTCTCGTCCTCGTTGGCTATCTAACTCCTTAAAAAGTTCTTGTATTGTTTCTTGATACAGAGCCGCACTATAAGCTTGCTGCATACCATCCATCGCAAGATGAATACCCAAAATAACACGTTGTTGTGTTTGGTTATCATCTCGTAATATAGGAGCTCCACAATCTCCCCTTTTAGTTTTACAAGGGTAACTCAGAGTATTTTTCGTTCTGAATTTGACATGACCTATTTGATAGTTTAGATCATAATCAGATATTTTTGCTAATGTTCCATATCTAATATTCGCATGAGGAAGCGGAATGCGGACAGGAACTGCAGCAATAGGTTTATCAGAGGTTTTAGCGAATTTCGAGACAATATCTTTAAACCTACCCAATTCAGATGGTAATTCACTCAAAATTAAATCCTTATCAGGCCAAGCTATCGATTCTGTGTAGTTTAAAAACTCAACAACGGGAATCTTTACCGTAACTGAACCACGTACAAACTCTATAATATCTGAAGTATTATTATGGTCAACTATCCATTTAGTCATGAAATGTGCAGGGAACAACGCATACCGTTCTCGAATTCCCAATGCATATCCCATGTGAAAGGAACCCTCAGGTGTTATACATCTGATCTGTACCATACTCTTCTTAACAATACTAGAAGAATTCTCTTCAGCATTGGAAAGTTGATTAGTATCGTCAGACCCTTGCGGTACAGCACTTCGCACTTGTTTCATATGTGCAAGATGCTGTTTGACGTTAACAACAGGTTTTTGTACTCGATTACGAGACAGATGTGTATTAGATTGTGGTTCTAATGAAGGAAACATGTATCGCACTACAGAAATTACTAGATGTGAACCTTTCCATACACTATACAACAATACTCCTGTTGCTGCTAAAGCAACCATAGTATCCATTGTTGGTAAACCAATTTGTTTTCTTATTAAATCAACTAATGGTTCATACGTGTATTCAGATGTTATTCCAGGTAAACAATATGAAGCACCATATTGACACCCCCAAATATCTCTTCTAAGTAAAATGTGCTTGAACGTAGCAGGTGCAAACGTTTCATGTTTAAAATATAAGCATGCAACAAAATAGGGAGAATCATTGAGCACAAAACTGTGAAAGCCCATTGCCGCTCTCATATTTGATGCCATAATGGTCAAATCATCTTCTGAAAGCACTTCAGTTATTGCAAGCCAAATAGGCTCAAAACGATTTTGATCTTCAACCGTTACCAAACTTTGGATATCTACGTACTGGACTTCGAATTGGTTTTCAGCTGCCAAATCTAAAGTCCGCATAGCTATATCGAAAACATGCTCTGATCGCACAGATGTCGTTTCGGAAGAATCATCAGCTACTAATATACCATTTGCTATCCCACTAGGATCATTACGATCTATTGTAGAGTGGTATATTCCGTGAGCATTGTTCCAGTCACTAACAAATTGAGATCCGACTTGTGGGTCAACATTAAGCTGACTAGGTACGAAAGAAGCTCTCTGCGTTACTTGTACCAATTCATCTTCAATTTGTGAATTTCGATTTATTTTGTTGACAACTGTACGTTTTAACTTTTTAAGAGGATCATCAAGTTCATAAACGACAGAATCACACGCATCAATAACAGTATTGGTAGTTTTTGTTAAAAAGTTGCCAAAAGAAACATCTTTAGGGATTGCTTCCATGTACAACTTCTTATAGTTGTCATCAAACAGTGACCTGTTATATGCTGCTTGTCCTAAGACATTACGCTCAAACATTTTGAGTTGTGCATCATATACATCAGATAAGTAAGTTTTAAGTTCATCCCAAGACAAGACCCGGTTGTTCAAGCCAGCACCTGTTACTTTGTATTTCCAAAGATAAGGAGCTGGTACTTTAATTTCCGAAAATTTCAATCTATCAATCTTCCCATCACTTGAGATTGCAGGAGAAGGTATAGGTTGAATATTTATCATAAGTCGCCTATACAAAGCGTCTGGATAATTTAAACTTTTCACATGAGCTATAAATCTCTCTTTTTCATGTGGTACGTTAGACGTAGCAACAACCCAGGGAGAATCAAAATAACTGTTTTTCTTTTCTTCAATACTTGCCATGTGCAAATGATAAGGAGCTACATTTATAGTTCGAATTATTTCAAACCATTGGTCGTCTCCGATTTGGTCTCTCTTTTGACCCAAATCATCATATTTAACTACTCTATGATGTGATCTATAACCATCCCAATATTCGTTTTCAGGATTTCGATTGAAAACATAGTGAGCGTTGTTGTCTTCATAATGTTGAAATTCTTCAACTGTTGTTGTAAGTCTAACACATTCGGAGACTATAAAATTCGAAATTGTGGTCTTTCCTGTACCTGGCTTTCCGTCAATGTATATAAGAATAGTTTCAAAGCGATACCCAGCTTTGTGCTTAGGGTTAATACATAACGCTTGATATACTGTTTCTAGCTGACTTGCTTTCTTTTGCATTTCAGCTATAGCGCCAGAGGTTGTATCACTTCTAGGAGTATGTCGAATGAGTTCAGATAGTTCTTTCCTCAAATGCTCAATATCTCCTACTAAACCACGTGAATAAGGTAGTGTGCCTGCATAAGATTGTTTTATATAATTATCAACTCGAGTTATTATATTGTCAGCCTCAACAATACCAGTTTTCTTTCGAATCCAGTTTAATTGTCCAAATGCTTTATAAGCTATCCAATTTACAAATCCTACTATGATGTCTACATAGCTTTTGACTAGTTTCTGAAAATTAGGTCTCATGGCTGACATATCCTTCAACTGACTAAACAATGAGGCTTTAGTATCCTTCGACCAATAATTGCACACTCCCATCCCACTTAACGTAAGATCTACAAGTGATTCAATCATTGAAATATCAAAATCTACTTCACCAGCTTGAGCTACCACTTCTGAAGCACACTTGTTGGCGT